GCAAAAGGTGTAAACATCCATTGTACTTGGCCGAGACTTGTTTTGATCGGGGCCAAACCTGGAAGGCGACAGCTACTACTGAAGCGTTAGCAAATTTAGCTGGTTTACCTTCATTCCTGGTTTTTTATAAAGTTGATAACAATAGAGAACTTGAGAGCTTACGCATTACGCAGCTCACACCGATAAAAGGTAATGAAACTTATTTATTACCAGAAGGTTGGTATCAAGTATTAGAGCTGCTCCAGGAACGCCACGATTTAATCTGTACTAAAAAAGATAGGAACGTGCTTTAATGAGTTATTTCTTTGTAGGCGATTTAAACATATTAAAGGATAAAAGATTAACACCTATAGATAGATTAGTTTATTTCAGCCTGGTTTCATTTATGAGCAGTAAGGATGGCAAATGTTATCCACGTTACGCCACCATTAAACGAGATCTAGGGGTATCGAAGGCATCTATTAACAGATCCATTAAACATCTTGCCAAACTAAAATTGATAACAGTAAAACGCTTATCATCGACTAATCTTTACTTATTAACGCAGCAAGCGGAGTTAGAGAAAAACCGCATAAAACGGCTGAAGTCTCAATTTGATAGCACTGATGTATCAGAAAGACATTTATTAATAAAACCATCCTTATATAACTATAATAATAGGAATGTTAATAAGTATCAAAGAGCTAAATTTATCTCCCCCCCATCCGCTAATCATTCTAAATCAACAATAGAGTATCAAGGCGAGAAATACGAGTATTGCGGAGAATTTAACAATTATATTGAGTATGTTAATAAAAGCGGAGACAAGGTTGCCAAACATAAGTGGAAAGACGAACCTATAAAAAAGTTTGATGCCTCTATAAAGGAGGCTAGCTGAAGTTAAGGTGTGTAAAATTAATGGATATAATGGATGAGGCTGGCTTGGCTGAACGCTTTATGCCAAAACCTAAAATACCAAAAGCTGCTTCAATGTTTGATATTTTGAAGTTTACTTACGATCCAAAGGATTTTGGCTACTATAATTCAAAAAAACTTAAATTAAGAGCAAACACAAAACAAATAAATTGCTGGGATTTAACAGTAACAGAATTATTACCCCTGGTTGAACTTGAAGATAGAAGAATACTCTGGGCCAGATCTAAAAGATATTCCTGGGTAGCTCTTGGTAAAATGTTTGGCTGCCATCGAGTTACAATTAAGAAGAAATACGTCAACGCAGTTTTTAATCTTGAAAGTAAGTTGGATAAAACTCTTATAGACAAGATTGATAATATTTAGTAATTGAAAAGGTACAGTTGGATATAAATATCTTTAATTTATGGCTGG